GTTAACTTTTGCATTGGTTCCGCAGGTTTAGCACCTTTGGTGACCACATTCTCTTCGATGTTTTCCATTTCGTTTAAATTGCTACCAACGGACATTTATTTAGATATGTGTTTAATCTGTATTTATTTATAGAACTTATAGATTTGATAAGAAATCTTGGAATAATCCAAGCTTATGCTCTGCAAGTCTATTTTGACCAACTAATGTGTTGATCCTTCTTTGAGTTTTCTCAACAAGTTGCTCACGAAGTGAACCACCTTCCCAAACCCATTCTTTTCCTTCCATGATTCCAGATACAAAAGCATCAGGAGCAGAAGGATCGGCTACGATATCAGCAGCAGTTGCTAACATGAAATCTTCACCTACAACTTTACAACCAGTATGATCTTCTTTTAAAGAACCAACTCCACGAGAAGAAACTCCAAGGGTTACACCTTCGGCAATAAGAGATTTTGCAATCTTACCCATAGGTGTTTCAAGTAATTGTGCTTTACCAATAAAATTTTTACCTTCTTGTTTTAAAGAAACAATTTTATGTGATACACGATCAAGGTTTACGGTTGGACCATCTGGATGTCCCAACTCGCCAAGTGCACGTCCCTTTTGAACAAAGGACTCATTGTATCTGTTAACTTCTTTTGTAAGAGTTCCACATGGATACATTCTACCATTACGATTTTTGATATCTCCTTGTAAGAAGACACCCTCAATATACATTTTCTTTTTAGCACCTTTACCTTCAGTGATAAATTTGACGCTAGATATTTCTTCCGTAATGAGTTTCATTTTTCTTTAAAATTAATTTGCGTATGCAATTTTTGTTACTAATATTGATGAAGTATTAGATGCAGCAGTAAGTGTATCAGTAGAATCTTTTTCTACATATACTACTTCACCATTTACAGCACTAAAACTTCCAATAGTATCTCCACCAGCATTTTTTCTAGTAATTACTACTGTTCCTGAATGACTATTATAGAGTCTTACTACTGTTGCAGAACCTACATTAGAAGGACTAGATAAATTGCCCTCAGCTGCTAAAACTTTAATTAACATCTTCTTCTGGTTCCTCTTCGGGTTCTGTTTCTACTTCAGTTTCAGTTTCCATTCCACCCTTAGGGTTATATGGTTCGTCAAACATAGAATCTGACACTTCTTTACGAAGAGTTTCTATTTTTTCTGCTGCTTTTGTGTATAAAGTATCTTTTATTTCTTGACTAATATCAGATGCTTTAGAATCTTGAGCAATCAAATCGATAATATCGGGCATGAAAATTCATATAGTAATATAATTTTATTTATATCTCGGCCAATTTAGTATCTTTATTTACCTGATCATTTGTAATTGCTGCAGCTGCTGCTTCTGGTTCACCACCCATTGCCATTACATCTTCCTCAGTTCCAGGTGGTAATGGTTCACCTGTAATTGGGTCAATAGCATCTGGATCTGGAATAGTTCCATCTTTTATTTCCTTTTCAATCTGATCATCAATTTCTTCCATTTCACTATCAGATTGTCGAAGTACTTTTCTACGAACATATTCGTTTGAATAATACTTACCAATATAAGGTTCGATGGTAGCAAGAGTTCCTAATCTCTCATTCATCAATTCACTTTCTTTTAGTTCTGCAAATTGATTGTCATATACAAAGTCATATTGAATATGATCGTTAAGTTGTTCCCAATCTTCTGGTGCTATAATATTTTTAAGTATTAATTGAGTGCGTAACATGTCATTAAACATATTAGCAAAACGTTTTCTTAAACGTCCTACAAACTTAGAAAACTTAAGTTCATCTCTTAAAATTTCTGATGAACGTCCTAAATTAAAACCACCATCATTAGCAATTCTAGATTCAGGAACACTAAGTGCTCTATAAAGTTTCTTCTGGAAGTACTCAATATCAGCAAGTTCTCCAAGATTTTGTCCACCTGGAAGTGTTGTGATTTCAGTTCCTCTACCACCTTCTCTACGTGGTAACCAGAAATCTTCCATCATAGACATGAACTTTCTGTCATCTCTAACTTCACCAGTGTTAGCATCATATACTAACTTGTTACGATAACGCATCATAACATCACGAAGATATTGTTCTGCTTTTACCTTTGGAAGATTACCAACATCAATGTAGAATATTCTTCTTTCTGGTGCTCTTGATAGTCTATAAATTACAAGACTATCCTCAATCATTCTTAATTGGTTAAGTGCCTTGATTGCTTTATGGAGATATGATAATCCAGATCCTTTATTTCTATCAAATAATCCAGAAGTTACATAAGTAATTGAATCTTTTGCAATTTTAATTGAAGACTTAGAATTTCCAGCTGAACCACCTACGGCAGGTCCTGTTGGATAAACTGGTTTTGGCGTGTAAATATAAAACTCTTCAATCTCTGGATATAGATCTTTTTCATTACCCTTAAAGGTATTTTGTAAATCAATTCCACCTATATTTTTATTACTTTTTTTCTCTTGACGAACAAACTTCATCTTCATTGGATCAATATATCTGATCTCTTGAATACCATCCTGTGGTGCTTTTGTATCAATGACTTTCATATAATATAATCTTCCGTCAACATACCAATTTCTAAAAATTTCATGGGACTTTTTATCAAAGTCCATCATTTCTTTAATACCTTTAAACTCTCTTCTAATAGAGTCTTTTACTTTATCACTTGCATTTACATTAGATAATTCTATTTCTACAGGAGAATCATATAAATCACTTACAATTGCTTCATTAACAACATCTTCAATAGCACCATCACACTCTGGATGAAGTGCCATTTCTCTATATCTACGAATTAAATCATATTCATTTTTATAAACACCTTCAATATCTACAAATTGTCCATAAAATCCTGATTGAACAAAATGATCAACCCCGTCCTCATTAGATTTGGGAACGGGGGATACCACAGAGGGAGCCTTATTTTGGCTGTCGTCAATAGAGAATCCAAAAAGTTTTGCCATTGTATAATTTTTGCCTACTTTTCTATTATAGCACTATTTAGCTTATTTTAGTTGATGTCTTCACCACCTGCATTGGCACCAACACCTCTAAGTGCTTCCCACCACTGAACCTGCATTTCTACAGTAAATTCTTCAATAGCATCAACAGTCTCATAAGAGAGATCTACTTGACTGATATTGGTTGGGAATACATCATGGAACTTATAAGTTCTAAGTGTAGATCCATCACGATCTAACTGGTGGACATATGCATCTGGTTGATAAATTGCTGGATCTTGAGCACCAGTAGCATCAGACATTTTGTTAATAAGATTCATCCACTTCTCAAACGCTGAACGAATTGAGAAATCTACATCTTGAAGTACAGTAATAGTCCATGTATCGAATGTTCTATCACCTGCTATCTTAAGAATCCTACCTCTAAAATTAACATCAATTGGTGTGATGTTAGATGCGGGTAAAGCAGCTGCTTTTACTAAGAACCTTGATTTGTCCTTAACATCATTGTCGATAGCAATTAATTCTGGAAATGCTAATTCCACTTCAAATAGATTCGGCCTAGCACCACCACCTGCCAGTTTACTTTTGAATCCACTAATTGTTCTTAATGGTGGCCTATTAAATTGGGTTGCCATTTTACTTTATACCTTTAGTTAAACTGTACCGATTACTTCTTCAAATGAAATGCCAGTTCTGGTGGCAACAAATGTAAGACCAATGAAGTTAATTGACCTTGCAGGTTTAATAAAGATGTCTGCTACAAATTCGTTATTATCTATAACAGCACCAGTGTTATTTGTTTCATCACAAATAACTCTGAAATCAAAGATACCTCTCTTTGCTTGAACATCTCTTAGGAATGGTTCAACAATATTTACAAAGTTAGTCCTTGTAATTTCATCATTAAATTCAAAGAGTTGATCCTTGGCAGCAGCTGAAATTGCATTTTCAAGATAGATAAACAATCTACGAACATTAATACGATCAAATGCAGATGATTTACCAAATCCAGTTTTATCACCAAACAAGATAATTCCTGCTCCTGGTGAGAAGATAACTGGATTGATTCTATTGGTATATAACTTATCTCTTTGTATTTGAGATGGAGTATATCCAAGTTTTACTGCATTTAGTACTGTACCTCTTGCAGTACCTGCTGGTGAGAACCAAGGGAAATTATTAATATCATTTCTAGCACACATTCCAGCAATGTCACCATTTAATGGAACATATCTGAATGTATTTGAAAATCTATCAAACATATACTTATATCCACTATCGAATACTGCATATGTTGATGATGTAATTGGTGCATAGAAACTGATTACATTATTTGTAATATCAGCAGATGATCTTACTTCTGCTGTTGGTTGTCCTGCATTATCAATAAATGATTGCTTATAAGGTGAAATAAATGCAACTGCATCTTTTCTCAATTCAGCAACCGCAATTATCTTATTAGCAAGTGCCTGTGCTGTTTCTTTAGCATATGATGCACATCCCATGAGTAGGAAATCAATATCATACTCCTCGGTATTTTCAAATATTTCATATCCAGCAACAAGACCAGCTAAATCTACACTTAAAGCAGTGTTATTACCAATATCACTATTACCGTCATAGTTTTTACCCCCACTTAAAGTATAAACTGCATTACCACGAACAGCAAATTTAGTATCTTGGGCATCTCTATCCCAAGTACTAGAAGTTACAAGATCAAAACCTGAACCACTTATAGTTCCATCCTTCTTATTTAAAAATGCACTAACGGAAAGGTTACTAGCATCAAAAGTATCTGTTTGACCACCACAGAAAATATAACTTGAATTATTTTCTACAAATTTTCTCCAATAAGATGCAGAACCAGCAGAATATTCAGCATCTTTTGCTTTTGAAACACTTAGGTCTTTTTCAAGAACTGTTCCTGCATTACCTGTAATTACTCCACTATCATCAACTACAACAACATGAAGTTCATCAAATCGAGAATTTCTTGCTGCTGCATATGCAGAAGTACCTGGGCGTTCAGCAATAGTGTTCCACTTAACATTATCACCATTGGTTATCACAATCTCTTGTGAATCAAACCAATCAGTATTTGTTACAATTGTAGTAGTTCCTACACCAATAGAACTTCCTGAATTAAAGAATCTAGTATTTGCTGCATTACTGAATTTATAGACTCCATTTGCCTGATAGTCTTGTAAAGATTCAACACCAGCTGCTGTTACGTGGGAAAGAACTTTAACACCAAGAGTATTAGCAATATTATCCACTTCAGTAACAATACCTTTTAGATATCCATCAAGAACTGATGTTGTACCTGCACCCGCAAGAGTAGTACTTATTGCTTGGGTTACTCCCATTCCAATCACAGGAGAAATATTACCTCCATGAGTCAGTATTTGATCTGCTTTACCATCAATTATTCCAACTTTAATGTTGTTTGCCCAAGAACCTGGATTTCTTGCTGCTACAACTACATTAGAAATTTGATTCTCATCAAATCCTTTATTAATATAATCATCTAAACTATTAATAATAGTGGCAGTACCAGCATTAGTAGCATTTTGAAGTTGAGTATCAGATGCTCTTACAACACTAAGTATACCACCATATGCTAGATATGATGCAGCAACCATCCAATTTTCATAACTATCATCTGTTGATTTTGGTTTTCCAAAATTGTCTATTAAATCCTGTTCGCTTTCGCAAATTACGGGTATATTAACGGGTCCTTTCTCAGCAGTTAATACGATAGCAGCATTCTTATCTGTCGCAGAGTCTACTCTACCGATTGTTAAATCTACTTCCTTAACTAAAATTCCAGGAGATGCTAAATTGATAGGCATCTTATTACTCTCCGAGTCTCAGATTATTCTGAAATTATTTATTAAAATGCTCTTTTTCAATGGGGAAACAATGCATGAACATTACCAATCAGGATATTGCCAATCTACAAATGGTGCTCTCTTCTTTCTATTTTCTACTATTCTTCTAATCGTACATACTTTACATTCATATGAATATGATGATGCTGTAGCACTATTTTTACGAGTTCTATAAAACCCATCAATTAA